GTGGCGATGTGGTAGCATTGCCTCTACTTGGCGGGGGCGACGTGATGAGTCTGCTTAACCAGGCGCACGCACAAGCGTTGATGGCAAGTCAGGCCTGGACGGCAGCGGAAGCGTTGGCCGCGCTTGGGTTGCCTGACTTGCGCCCGTCAATGCTCAAGGCGGTGGTGATAAATTCCGAGACAGCGGGGCTTGATGTAACGGGCATCGTGGGATACCACCTGATTGACGTGGGCGGTTACGCGCTGTGGCAATGTGACGGGCAGCAAGTTGATCTGTTGACTCTTCACGCCTTGGCTTGGGCAATGAATCCGACCGAAACGCTCGGCTTGCTGGCAGTAGTCAAGATATTTGGCAGTGAGTTCTACCAGGCGTCGGTGCGTACTGCTGTGGGAATGACGGTGCAACAGGCGCTTGATAGGCGGGATAGGATAGCCACCTATCTTGAAGGCTTGGGTCACGAAGATACCGACGACCTGCGGGCAGCGACGAACGAACACGACCAGATGGTCGGCATTGTGACTGCGCTTGGTTACACTGAGCAGCAGTTGTGGGATGCGATGGTGGAGTAAGGGGTGAGCCGATGGCCAGTCCAGCAACATTGATCGACACCACATTCTCTGGCAAAGACATCTCGTCTGCGGCATCTGTCTATGAGTACACCGCTGATGATGATTACACTATTCGCATCCAAGTGCGCGTTTCGGACGGGGCAGGCGGGGATTACATTGCCTACCTGAACCTGAACGATGGTGATGCACAGTCGGACGATCCGATGCTGCCTAAATCGACGATCAGCGACGCCGCAGCCAGGGCTTTCTGGTTGCAAACGCTAACTATCGATGTGAAGAATGGCGATGTCATCAATGTGATGCTCGAAGGAGTCGCTGATGACACGGATGTCAGCGGTTCTGTTCGCATCTTTGCCGACAACTATGCAGAGGAAGGCGACGAGATGGCGCTGGCCGGAGACTATGACGCGGCAAAGACAGCGGCGCAGGCAAGTGACGTAACCGTGACGATCGCGGTGTCGCAAGCGGAGGCATCGAACGCCGCTCGTGGAACGGCAACAATCGAGCTCTGGCACACTTACACGCAGTCATTCACGAGCACTTCAACAGAGGACCTTTCATCGGCAACGAAGTTGTGGTTCTCTCTCAAAAACAACAAAAGAACAGATGAGGATGATGAATCTCTACTATTCGTCGAGAAAACCGCCGGGTTAACCATCGTCGCTCAAGAGATCTACGCAGCGACGACTGACGGATCAATCTCTGTGACGGGCTCTGTTGGCAACTGGTCGATAACAGTCACGATTGATGAAAGCGTTACCGGCTATCTCGAAAACTGGGAGGGAAAGACGTTAGACGCGCAGGTGAAGGCGATCGTCGACGACGATACTATAGATGTTTGGAGCGGCGACGGCGCCGTAAAATACAAGACGGTTCGGTCTACTTCTTAGTTCGGCGCACACGTTGCGCCCCAACGGAGGCGATTAACATGAGAATACTATGGTGGTCTAATGCGCCTTGGGCAAAAACCGGTTACGGAGAGCAGACGCGCCAAACCGTCTCGCGACTCATCGAGGCAGGCCACGAGGTCGCGTGTCTCAGTAACTATGGGCTACGCGGCTCAGCATTGATCTGGCAGGGCATCACAGTCTACCCGGCGGTTGAACATTGGTCGGGAATTGAGATGCTAAAGCCGGCTCTCAAGCACACCGAGGCTGATTTGCTGATCAGTTTGTATGATGTGTGGGCGATACCGCCAGAAGCGCGAGGAATCATCAAGTGCCCTTGGGCAGCGATGATACCGGTGGACGGAACGCCAGTTCCCGACGAGATCGTCAAATGCGCCGCATTCGTCGACTTCCCGATCGCGTTCAGTTATTTCGGGATCGGGCGATTTGAGGATATGCACGTCGACGCAGATTACATACCGCTCGGTGTGGATTGCTCGGTTTTCAAGCCGGGCGACAAGCGGGCGGCGCGCGAAGAGATCGGTCTGCCGCAGGACGCTTTTGTCGTCGCCGTCGTCGCTACGAACAAAGGGTTCCCATGCCGCAAGTCATGGCACGAGTTAATACCGGCATTCGCACATTTCCAAAAGAAACACCCTGATGCAGTCCTGTATCTTCACACGACGCTCAGGCCAAAAAAGGCCGGCGCTCAGATCGACAAGCTGATCCAGGAGAGCGATATACCGAGGTCGGCGTTGGCTTTTCCAGATGCGGGAGAACTGGAGATCGGTGTGCAGCAGGAGACCGTCGCTCAGATCTTCAGGGCGGCTGATGTACTGCTCAATCCGGCCAAGGGTGAGGGCTTCGGCTTGCCGATCGTCGAGGCGCAAGCCTGCGGCACGCCCGTCATCACACAGCGGTTTTCCTCAATGACCGAGCTCACGATCAACGGCATCGCGATCGAGCCCGGCCCGAAAGAGCCCGTTGGCGCAACAGTTCCCAGTATGAGCTACTACTGGCGGCGCGCTGATGAGGGCCGCATCGTGGAGGCATTGGAGGCGATCTACGACCGCGACGATGAGACGAGGGAGAGAAACAACAGGAAGGGCACGGCGGCGATCAAAGACCGCTACGATTGGCCTGTGGTCATGCAGACGTATTGGCAACCGTTCCTAGAACGAGTCGGGCGTCTGACGGAGGTGAGTCATTCGCACAGGCACGTTTGGAGTACGCTCACGATGAAAAAGAGTCACGTAGGCCAATATTGTATTCCATGCCAGGAGCCGGGTTGCCCGGCTCAGATCGTCGGTTTCGCGAACGCTCCGACCTATACGCTCATCAACGGATTTGACTTGCACGACATCGCGGGCATCGACCTCTCGATGGTCGAGGATGTAAAGAATGGCGGCGGCGTGGCGAAGATCGTCGGCAGGGAGATCAAGCATTCATATGGCCTGCACCGTTTGCCGACCGGTCTACGGGACGGCGCGATCGTCATCGACGTAGGGGCGAATATAGGGCTCGTCTCAATATGGTTAGCGAAGTATTTCAATCAGATCGGCGCAATATATGCGATCGAGCCGAGCCCTGAAATATTCGACCTATTGAAGCAGAACATCGAGGCGGCCGGCGTCAGCGAGATCGTCACGCCCCTGCAATTAGCCATCACATCAGATGGCCGCGATGTTATCTTGCGAACTGACGGGATCAACAGCGGAGGTCAGTCTGAGTTTTGGGGAGAGGATAAGGAGATCGTCTGCGTCTCGCCGAGCGTGACGCTGGGCGGCCTCTTGGCCGATCTCGGCATCGACAAGATCGACTTGTTGAAGCTCGATTGCGAAGGCGCGGAGTACGAGATACTCGGAGACGGCTTCGATTGGGATTCAGTTGCCATGCTCTTATGTGAGATACACAAATTGCCAGGCGGGGAATCTGCCGAAGATCTCGCCGCTACGTGTAAGGAGAAATTGGGCGATCGGGCGCGATTGATTTTCGGCAATCTCGCCTGAAAAGATCGCAAGTAACGACAAAATGGAGGCGACTTATGGCAAAGAAAACCAAGTTGCCGGATAGACGGCAACGGCTGGAGCAAGTGCGGCGCGAGCAGGCGCTCAGAGAACTCAAGCCCGGCTTCGTCAAGAAAGAGCCGTGTAGAGATTGCCCCGACGCGAAAAGTATCGTTGACGGGCTGGCGCGGGCAGACAAGAAACCCGCAGATAAAGATCAATCAGGAGGCGCGAAATGACCCATCACCCAAGTTTCGGTACTCAACTCAATTTCGATCCAGCGGGCGGTACAGCCTACGTCGCAATCGGACAGGTACGCGATTTCAGCGGGCCGAATATCAGCCGGGGGAACATCGACGTTACGGACCATGATTCGGCAAACGGTTACCGCGAATTCCTGCCCGGCCTCTCCGACGGCGGTGAGATCACTTTTCAACTCGGCTGGGATCCTAACAGCGCGAAGCACATGCAGGGAGCAGGAACGGGCATCATCGGCGACTTCGAGAGCGGCGATTGCCTCGCCGACATATCGGCGTGGCAGATTGTCATCGTCCATTGTGCCGGCACCGCTACCTGGACATTCGACGGCTTCATGACTGGATTCTCACCATCTTATGCCGTAGAGGGCCAACTCGTCGCAGATTGCGGCGTAAAGGTGACGGGCAAACCGACGTTGGCATAGCGCTAACAAAAGGAGACCAATCATGTCCTATCTGACCCGTGACGAAATCAAGACCGCTGCGCGATCGAGCGGCGTTCGCACCGTCGAGGTAGATGTTCCAGACTGGGGCGGCAAGGTGCTCATCCGCGAGCTTTCAGCCGACGAGGTCGAGGAAATCGGTTACGGCGCGATCAACAGGCAAGGCAAGCAAGACGTAAGGCTCACGCGCGGCATGAGGATGAAGCTCATCATGTGGGCCGTTATCGAGGATGCCGAGAGCCTGAAAACGGTTTTCGCCCTCGCTGACTTGAAGTGGCTAGGCCAGCAACCGCACCGCATCATCGACCGCGTTTCGGATGAGGTTGCCGATCTTTCAGACATCAAGGCGAAGCCCGCAAAGCGGTTGCACTCTCTGACCTGTCCGAACTGCGATGAGCCGTTTGAGGTCGATCTCACCGCGCTTGTTAAAGAATATGACGAGGCGCACGAGAACGCCGAGGAAGATGACGACGTAAAAAACTGATCTCGGCGCGCGCAAGAGACAGGCGGCGCCAATTCGCCTTCACTCTCGCGCTCGCTCTCGGACAACCGAACCCCGATGCGATGCTGGCACGGATGCCCTGGCGCATCTTTCTGGAATGGTATGAGTATTATATCAAATCTCCTTTTGGTGAGGTGCGCGATGACTTGCGCGCCGGGACGATTGCCGCCCTGGTCGCGAACGCCTGGGGCCGCAAGAAAGGCCAACCGGCCTTCTCTCCGGTCGACCTGATGCCCTATCTGCGGGAATATTTCGACCAGGCGGCGGAGAGCGGGGCAAGCGCAGGCCGATTCAGCCCGATTCCTTTGACGCCTGAGCAGATGCTCGAAAAGGTCATCAAGGCCAACGCGTTGCTTGGCGGCGAGACGATCTACCAGAATGAAGGGGACACGTGAAATATGGCGGCTGATATTCGCATAGCGCGGCTCGTAACACCGCTGGTCGCTGAAACAAAGGGCTTCACGTCTGGTCTCGGTGGGGCATTACGCGTTGCGACAACCTGGGCCGGAGCGATCAAGAGCGTCGTTATCGACAAAGGACTGTCGATGATAATCGAAGGCGCGCGCCGGGCGGGGCAGGCTATCTTCAACATGGGCAAGCGATTCGTTGGGATGGTGGCCGACGCCGCGCCGCTGGAGGGGATCGCTACCGCCTTCGAGGACATGGCCGGGAGGGTCGGTTTGACCCTCTCGGCCTTACAGGTTGCCTCGCGCGGGACGGTCGGCGACTTCAACCTCATGAAAGCGGCGAACCTCGCTCTGACCGGCGCGGGTGACGATCTCGGCCAGGCATTCGGCAAGTCGCTGCCAAAACTCCTTGAGATCGCAAGGGCTACGGCTAAAGCGACCGGTCAAGACGTCAACTTCCTGTTTCAATCCCTCGTTTCAGGCATCAAAAGAACCTCGCCCATGTTGATCGACAACACCGGTTTGGTACTGAAACTCGGTGAGGCAAATGCATCTATGGCCTCGAGAGTCGGGGCGACGGTCGAGGACTTGACAGCGGAACAAAGGCAAATCGCGATTCTGGAGGCAACGCTCGCAGCCGGCGAGAAGATGATCGGCATGTTCGGCTCATCGCAGCTCACGGCCGCTGAAAAAGTCGCGCAGTTCAAGACCAATATCCAGAATGCCAAAGACCAGATCGCTCTTGCCTTCATTCCCGCATTGAACGCAATCCTCGATGCCATCAATCCCTTGGTAGACAAGTACGGCCCGAAATTGATCGAGTGGGCGCAGAGTGCGGGCTCTTGGCTCGGTGAGAAACTTCCCGGATGGATCGACAAGATACCTCCGGCGATCGAGGCCGCGATTGATTGGATTCGCGTCTTTCCCGCTCGCATGAGGTCATGGCGTGACCGTATCGTCTCGATCATCGTCGATACAGATTGGAAGCAACTCGCAATCGACACCTTCGTCAAGTTCAAGGACACGGCGATCGAGGCCGTCACGTCGATTGATTGGTCTGCCGTTGCGCAGAACATCTTGACCAAGATCGGCGAAGGGTTTATCTCTGGACACGACGCTATCAAGGCATGGGTAACCGATCACATCATCACGCCGCTCTCTCTTTTTATCACTGAAACTGACTGGAGTGCGGTCGCGACGAGCCTTGCCGATAAGATCTCCGGCGTATGGGATGAAGTCAAGGGTTTCGCCAGTGAGAAAATAGGCGACATCTTCGGCGCGACTACGACTCCCGCCGCCGGCGCAGAGACCGGTGGAGGCCTGACCAGTGTCCTAGATAAAATCACCGGATTCGTAAGTGGGCCGGGCGGCACGGCTCTCAGCGTCATCGGGGCCATCATTGGTCTATTAACCGGGATAGGCGCTCCCATCGCCATAATCATTGGGCTGATCAAACTACTAAGTGTCGCTTGGGAGGAGAACTTTGGTGGCATCCGCGAGTTTACCTCCGGCGTCGTGGCCGATCTCGACGGTTGGTTTTCTGGTATCAAGACGTGGGTGCTAGATACCGTTGAGACAATCAAGATCAAGTTTGCTGAGGCCGCCGGTGCTCTGACGCCGTTCGTAGATGCTGGAAAAGCCACCTGGGACTGGATCAAAGAGACGGCCATCCCGACTCTGAGGGAGTGGTGGGCATGGTTCAATGAGAAAATCCTGCCCGTTATTACAGAGCTCGCGCGGGTTGTCACAGACCATTTCCTCTTGAGCCTTCAAGTCGTGTGGGATTGGATCAAAGAGACGGCCATCCCATTACTGGCTGAGTGGGTCGATTGGTTTAAACTGGAGATTCTGCCGGCGTTAAAGGAACTCGTATCAGAGGGATTTACCAAGTTCTTCGATACCCTCAAGATCATTTGGGATTGGCTCTCAGAGACGGGTATCCCTAAGCTCGAAGAGTTATACAAGACATTCCGCGAAAAGGTATTGCCGGTCATCCTCGATCTCGTAGAAAATTATCTCAAGGTGATGCTTGACAAGGCCAAGATTCTTTTTACGTGGATCATTAAGACGGCTATCCCAACCTTGCGACGATGGGGCTCTGCCTTCAGGATCGGGCTTCTGCCGCATCTGAAAGCTGTGTGGGAGCGGCTGAAGGAGTTTAGCGAGACGATCGGGCCGAAGGTCTCAGGCGCATGGGACAAGATACGACGCGCCGGTGACAGGTTGCGGAGGGTCTACGAGCAGCATCTGAAACCCGCGCTCGATAGACTTTCCGAGGCATTAGGCATCAGCACAGAGGAGGGGGAAGGGTTCTGGCTGGTAATCGGGAATATCGCCGGTTTCCTACTGGAAGTGGGGCTGGAGAGCCTGATAAACACGGTCACCGTGGCCGTGGATGGCCTGGTGCTCGCTATCGATGTGGTCTCCGTCGTCGTTGAGGGATTGGTGCTGAATTTCTCGATGTGGGTTGACGTGATTGCTCAGCTCATCGAGCGGATCAATGAGCTGAGCGGTATGAGTATCGCCGAGATTTTCGAGGAACTGACGGGGGTCGAGATCCCGGGATGGCTGGAGCCGGGGTCCCCGCCTCCGCTGGCGACGGCGCTGAGGGACATCCGCGAGCAATTGCAAAGGATGCCCGACATGCAATTGAAAATCGGGGCAGTCGCGGCAGCGGCGGGAGCAGGCGATCGGTCGCAAGGCTCGCAAGTAGTCACGATGTACGGCCCGCGATT